ACTTCAAAATCAGTTGATGAGTTCATAACCACAGGCGATCTATTGCGTGATGAAAAAATGGAGAGTAGAAATTACTCAGTAAATTTAGAGTTGCGTGCTAATAGTGATGGCCGCACCATTTTTGGTATTGCCGTGCCGTATAACAAAGAACAGCGCATTACCAGTACCATGATTGAAGTTTTTAGAAAAGGTGTTTTTTCAGAAGTTATTAAAGCACCGCACCGGGTTAAACTTCTTAGAGGGCATGGCGAAAACAATGTATTAGGCCGCGCCACATTATTAAAGGAAACAGATGATGGCCTTTATGCTGAATTTAAAATTTCAAAAACGCGTGAAGGTGATGAAGCGTTGGAGTTAGTCAAAGATGGCGCACTAGATCAACTATCGGTTGGATTTATGCCAATTAAAAACAAAAAAAGAACAGATGGCGTAATGGAAAGATTAAAAGCACATTTGGCAGAAGTATCACTTGTTACTTTTGGTGCTTATGGTGAACTTGCCAGCGTTACAGGTATGCGTGAAGGCCAACCCCATTTGACCCCTAGATTAGATGAAGCAAGGAAAATATTAGATGCCATACAGCGTAGTAAGTAATCATCCGGATTGTGAAGGGTATGCAGTTGTAAAAGATGCAACTAATGAAGTATTGGGTTGCCATAAAACTCAGGCTCAGGCAGAAGATCAATTAACCGCCATAAACATTTCAGAGTATGGCGAAAGCCGCACTGAAAATCTTGAATCGGTAGAAGATAAAAGTAGATTTAACACGGCACTACAAATACTAAAAGAACTAAAAAAAGAGATATAATAATAACAAGTCGTAGAACACCTAACCCCGCTTGTCGGCGCGTTACACCTTCTCACTACAAAAACTACTAATAGGAGAACTATGTCAAATACATTTCTTGCTTCTCTACGCGAGAAGCGCGAATCAAAGACATCACTCATTCAATCAACTTTAGACCGCGCCGCAGAAGAAGCACGCGATCTATCAGAAATTGAGTTGGCTAATGTTGAAGCCCTCAATTTAGAAATTAAAAAGTTAGATGAAAGAATTGAGCAGATGTCAGATATTGAAATTCGCAACCAAAAAGCGGCTGATTTAGCGGCTAAGGTTGATGCGAATGTTGAACCAAAGAAGGAAGTTCGCGCAGGTGGCTTTAGCGTTACACGCGAGGAACTAACTTACTCAGAGCGCACCGCAGATAAATTCTTAGGTGATGCACTAAAAGCACAGTTTGCTAATGATTATGAAGCATCAGAGCGTATTCAACGCCACCAAAAAGAGATGGCAGTTGAAAAGCGTGCATCAGATTCAGGTAACTTTGCCGGCCTTGTAGTACCTCAATACTTGGTTGATCTTTATGCACCATTAGCACGCGCCGGTAGGCCGTTTGCTGATGCCGCACGCAAGCATCCACTACCTGCACAGGGTATGTCAGTGGTTATCAGCCGTATTACAACTGGTACTGCCGTTGCATATCAAACATCAGAAAACACTGCCGCAGTAAGCACTGATCCTGATGACACAACACTGACAGTAAATGTAAACACAATTGCTGGACAAAACAGCATTTCAAAGCAAGCATTACTACGCGGATACAACATTGAAAACATTGTATTAGCAGATTTGCTACGCGCTTATCACACAAAACTTGATGATGCGCTTCTAAATGGATCAGGATCAAATGGGCAACCATTAGGTCTAAAGGGTATGACAACAGGAATCTTGGTTACTTATACAGCGACCACAGGTACAGTTGCCGGCTTGTATCCAAAAATTGCAGATTCAATCCAACAGATTCAATCAACAATTTATGCTAATCCAAATGCAATCATCATGCACCCACGCCGCTTAGGTTTCCTATTGGCTGGAGTAGATGGTTCAAATCGCCCACTTGTAGTACCAAATGCATATAACCCACAGAACGCAATGGGTGTTGGTGCAGGTACACCACCGTACGGTAACAGTGGTTATTCAATTCTTGGATTGCCAATTATTACTGATGCGAATGTTGCAACAAATATTGGTGCTGGCACAAATCAAGATACAATCTTTGTGGTTGATCTTAATGAATGTCATCTTTGGGAAGAAACCGGCTCACCAACTTATGTTAAGTTTGAAGAGCCAAATGGCAAGGTTGCAATCAACATTGTTATGTTTGGTATGTCAGCCTTTACATCACTACGCTACCCAGGCGCGATTGCTCAGATCAACGGTACAGGCTTAGCCGCACCAACCTTCTAAGCAATATAAGTTTCCAGGTTGCAACCCTTCCTGTGGCCTGGATTCTAACTATGATTGGTATTTAAAGAATGGAGTTTGTCTAATGTCCCAGGGCGATACAGGATTTGGATACCAATCATGGCTATAACAAATGGATATGCAACATTGGCTGAGATCAAAGGTTATATGTCTATTTCAGACAATACCGATAATGATCTTTTAGAAAATTTAGTTGAATCAGCATCTAGGTCAATTGATCGGATTGCTAACCGCAGATTTTATTTAGATGCCACCGCATCAGCACGGCTTTACCGTGCATACTCTAATATTTTTGTTTTTGTAGATGATATTGGTACTACAAGTAATTTAGTTGTAGCGATAGATGAAAATGGTAACGGCACATATTCAAAAACATTAACATTGAACACAGATTACATTTTAGACCCATTAACTTCACAATCTTTAAATAGGCCTTTTACACAATTAACAATGGTATCTAACACTGAATCATGGCCGATATTTCCAGGCCTAACATCAAATGGATTACGCCCAGGCGTGCAAGTAACTGCAAGATGGGGTTGGCCATCAGTGCCGGATGATTTAAATATGGCCTGTTTAATATTAACTGCCGACCTATACAAGCGTAAAGATGCGCCCGGTGGAATCTTAGGATTAGGTGATTTAGGCGTTGTTAGGATGTCGCCAATTGGTAGAGATGTAACCGCAATGGTCAGAGCGTACAAAAAAGAAGTTATTGCATGACCCCTAGCACCGTCAGAACTAATTTAAAAACCGCATTAAGCACAATTACCGGTATGCGTGTTTTTGATTATGTACCGGATTCTACAAACATCCCAACCAACAATGCTTTTGCAATAGTAGGCCAATTAAACATGAATTATGATTTTACATTAAACAGAGGATTTGATTCTGCAACATGTCAGGTAATTGTTGTAGTTGGTAGAATGAGCGAAAAAGATGGACAATCAAGATTGGATGGGCTACTTGCATCATCCGGTTCAACTTCAATTAAAACCGCAATTGAGGCTGATAAAACATTAAGCGGTGCTGTACAAACACTCAGGGTTGTGTCTGCAAGCCCTGGTACAATTACATCCGCTAATATTGACTACCTAAGTTATCAATATTCGGTTGAATTGATAGGTTAGTAAGAGAGGAAAAATATGGCCATATTTATGGGTAATAAAGTTTCAGTTGTTGTGGGTACTACTACCATTACTGATCATGTCAGCACTGTAAGTCTTGCACGCGAGATTGATCAAGTAGAAATTACCGCAATGAATGACACAGTACAGAACATGATAGGCGGGATTGAACGCCCGACACTAAATCTTGAACTGTACAATGATTTCGCTTCATCATCTGTGAACTCATTGTTTGAAGATGCACTAGGTACAAAACTTAACATCAAGTTAATTCCAGTATCCGGCACTGTATCTGCTACCAATCCAAGTTACACAATGTCATGCTTAATCTCATCCTGGACACCGATTAACGGTGCTGTGGATGCGGTAGCAAGCGTTTCTGTGTCAATTCCTGTAACTGCATTAACAAAATCAACAAGCGCGTAATAGAAAAAAGGTGGGGAAATGCACAAGATTGAGATTGTTAAAAAAGACGGTAAGAAAATTACCTATGATCTTACGCCATCTGTAAAAGTGGCTTTTGAAGCCGAATTTAAAACAGGTTGGCGTAAGAGATTAGGCGAACTACAAATGGAATCGGATCTGTGGTGGTTTGCACATGCTCTTGAAAAAGCGGCTGGCAAAACAGATTTAGCCTTTGGTGATGATTACATCAATCAGTATTCAGATATTGATTTATTGTATGATTCAAAAAATGGATAGACCGCCACGGCCAAATCTACGAAATCGCATCTGTGGCGGTTGCAACCGGTATTAGCCCTAAAGATTTACTAGAGGTTGATCCAGCGATTTACTCAGCAATAAAAGCCATCTTGCAAGAAAAATATTACAATAACAAGAAGGCAACAGTTAGGCGGAAGTAATGATCAAACCAAGATACTCAGAACTTCCTGGCCGTACTAGATCATTGGCGGCAGTGCCATCAATCTATGTGGAAAATTTAACTGAACTTCTTGAAAAAATGAAAAAGGTTGATCCTAATTTACAAAAAGAATTTAGAAGGGAATTAAGCAAGGCCGTAAAGCCTGTTGCTAAATTAGCACAAAGTTTTGTACCACATTCACCATTTCCAGGTTGGCGTGATGTTGAACCTAATTATCCACCACAATGGGGTTGGGCTAATGACAATGTTCACCGTGGTAGAACAATTGGCGATAATAAAAGAAGCCGTTGGAAATGGTCGCAAACAGAAGTTATACGCGGCATAAGAGTAAGCACCGCTAAAAGTAAAGTACAAAGAATTAAAGGCGTTACATTTGGCGTAACCGCAATAGCCGTGATAAATAAATCTGTACCAGGTATAATATATGAGTTGGCAGGTTTTGGATCATCACGATCACGCGGAAGAACTAGGCGCGTAAGCCGTAATTCAAATGCGAGTGAATCATTTATTGGCAAATTACAAGGCACTGCTAACAGTAGTGCTTACAAAGAAAAAAGATTGATTTACAGAGCATCACAACAATTAGGTGGGCAAGTAAATGATAATCTATACGGTGTACTTAAAAAATATCTAGGTAAAGAATTTAGGGGTTAATCATGGCATTAAGTCAATATGTTGCAATTAACTTTCTAACTAAATTTGATAAAAAAGGCTTAGAGCGTGCAACTAAAGAATTAAAAGGTTTTGACAAAGTAGTTGCAACAGGCTCATTTAGGCTGAGGGCTTTTGCTAAAGCCGGTGGAATAGCCGCCGCCGCAGGTTTAGCCATATTCACCAAAAATTCTATTCAAGCCGCCTTAGCCCAGGAAAGATTAGACAAACAATTACAACTTACATTAAAAAGCATAGGCCAGGAGTTTGCTCTACCTGATGTAAAAAACTTTGTAGCAGATTTACAACGAGCGACTAATATTACTGAAGATGCATTAGTGCCTGCTTTACAAAAGTTAATTGCGCAAACCGGTGATTTAACATCATCTCAATATTTACTAGGTAAAGCCTTAGATATTTCAGCCGGCACAGGTGCGGATTTAGATACTGTTTTAAACGCAATAAATAAAGCCGCAATAGGTAATTACGATTCAATCGCTAAATTAGGTATTGGTTTTACAACCGCCGAAGCCAAATCAATGGGCTTTATTAAGTTAATGCAAAATTTGGATAAATACGCTGGATCAGCCGAAGCACAGACTAAAACTTTTGCAGGTCAATTAGATAGATTTAAAATTAGTGCAGGTGAAGCCACTGAAACTTTAGGACAAGGATTTTTAGTTGCCGCTAGTCTTATTACAACTGGATCATCTAACTTAGATATTTTTTCATCAAAATTAGAAGTTGCCGCTCAAAAGTCAAGTGATTTATTAGTTGGTTTAGGATCATCTTTTGGTGAAGGTGGTTTTTTGCAAGGTTTATTAGACTTGGGAAACTTAAATTTAGATGTGCTTACAGGAGATTTTCAAACTTTTCAAAAACTTGAAAAACAAGGTCTAAAAATAAGAGAAGAACGAATATTGCAAGAGCGTGGGTATTTAGGCCTATCTCAATTAACTATTGATGCGTTAGAACAACAAAGATTATATGGCAAAAAAGAACTTACCACTGAACAGGTTTTGGCTAAAATACAAAAAGATATTTTGGCTAGAGAAAAAGCAATGACCAAAGAAAAAGCCGCACAGGCCGCTTTTGATAAAAAGAAGGCTGAACTACAAGCCATGTTTGACATTGACAAGATAAATTTACAGGCGGCATTGACACGCAAACTTACATTAGAAGATGAAGCGCGTGTAAAGATTATGCAAAAATTGGCTGAAGGTACGGTTGCCGCAGTTAATGAAGCACAAAGATATGCTGATGTTTTAAAAGTGATTGATGATGGACAAATCACAACTGAAGAAGTTGAAATGTTGGCTAAAAAATGGGGCATGACTAATTCCGCAGTTTTAATTTATCTTCAGTTATTGTTTAAAGGCAATTCAGAATTAGAAAAAATGCT